CAGCCTGACCAATCTCATCAAATACAGAGCCATACTTGCTAGTTTGACCGGCTAAAGCATCAAATGCTGAACCGTATTGGCTAGTCTGACCAGCCCTACTAGCATACTGTGACTCATATGGGCTTTGTGTACCCATCAGACCTTGTACAGTACTTTGAGCGCCTTTAAGTAATGGGCTACCTTTACCTGCACGCTGCTGCGCTAAAAACAACGCTGCTTGAGTTTGTGCGCTAGGCTTAACGTAGGTTTCGCCACCATAATAAGCAGGGCCACCAGCTTGTCGAAGTCTCTCTGCCTCACTCAGCGCTGTGTCAACATAAGGACGCAGCGTAGGGTCGAGCATTGTTTCTGTTGGAGTAAATTCTTGCTGCGATGGGCCGCCCATAATTAAACCTCACTTATCCATAGTCTAGGGCTAAATCCAAGACTCTTAGCCCTCTTAATCCAGCCTTTTCGATGGCTAGAAAATGTTATATATTTTGCGCCACCTTGACGTGCTACCTCTTTTATGTATTTTAATCCATTTTCAAGGTTATCATGTCTATTTTCTAACGACCAACCAGCCCAAACGTGCAATTTATTACCGTCAGGCTGTAATACCCAATAACCTATAACTCTACTGTTATCAATCAATGCCCAAAGCATCGATCTACCGTTATAGCAATCTACATACACATCCTCAACAATCCAATCTTCAGGGCTTTTTGTCTTAACATTCTCTAGTCCTGGTCTAACGGAAGGCCACCACGACCTTAACTCTTGCGGAGTAATGTATTTAGTTTCCATTAGCCAACAATAATATAATCATAACTTCTACCTGCCGTAGAGTTTGCTGTGTGAGTTAAAGTTGCTGATCCCTGTGCTTTTGCAGAAACATATAAGTTAGTTGCATAAGCAGCAGCATTTGATGATGTTGGCATAAGTAAAATAACGCTGTCGTAGCCTATACGCTCATTGTTAATAGTAGTGGTAGTAGCGCCACCAACAGCCAGCGTAACAGTTCCAGTATTATTAGTCTTGCCATCCATAATGCCTCGCACCACTTCTGCGACAGCTCGCTGATCTCCACCAAACGGAGGAAGCGTTCTAAACTGTGTCATCGGCCACCTTGTTTAGTAATATCAATATCCACTCCGACAGCAGTAGACCATGAGCCAGATGGAATTGTTTGCACTCGCATATATCTACCAGCAGATCGTAATGGCGCTCTGCCCTCTGTATCAGCCGCTACAGGTGTTGTATAGCTAATAGCGTCAGATAGGTTAGCTCTAGCTGAAACAGCCACAGAAGCCGATCCACCGTCTACCAATGGCCTAGCAAGTGTAATCACAGACCTGCCAATATCAATGTCACCAGTAACAATAGACGCTGTTTTATTAGCACCACCGAAGGTAATGATCTTCTGGCCTGATACACCAGCAAATAGCGGATCACCACCAGCCCATTGACGAGCATCTAACGATACTGGTAACGCATCAATACTGGTACTGTACAAGTCCAATCCTTCAAGTGTTACTGGAGGCGTGATCGCAATAGAGATAGCAGATGCAGTAGTCTCAACGTAAGACCATTTACCTGTATCAATGCTATATATCAAGATTAATTTACTTGCAAATACATTGCTAAAACACCAAGCAATAAGACGTTTAACAGGATCAACCGACGATGACATTAAGTTAAAGCTGTTAGGATCAGCGTTATCAAAGAACCATTTGTCTACCTTACTAGCACTAATGGATTTAACAGTCTGACCATCTGATACATAAAATCCGTCATTAGCTAAAAAGTAAGTTAGGCCATTGTATTGAGAGATACTGCCATTAGATAAGCAGCCAATACCACGCGAGATAGCATCAAACTGGAAGAACAACGGACTACCAATATAAGTCATCCGGTAGATAGCTTTTTCAAGCAAAACCAAGCCATACTCGCCACCAGCCAAGCCCATGATGTCACCACCGTCAGCAATTACCTGACTGTCTGATTGGCTAGTAGCGCCAGGTGTCCAGTTAGTCTCGTCGTTAATGTCAGACCAATAAACCTTGTTTTCAAAGCTAGTTTCATTTGCAGCTACTACAAAGTCTCGTACCACTGTTATGTATTTAGCAATAGGCGCAGCAGCAGCAACATCATCAAAGAAATTAGATGTATTTAGCTCAACAGCCTGTATCTTATCTAACCCATTTGCAGCTAACATTACCGCGCCAAATTGAACAACATCCCAAGATACAACATCTGTATATCCAGTTGTAGTCATTGCAGCTAATGCTCTAGTTGAATTATTGTATTTAAATATTTGACTAGCACCAGCAGCAAATAGCGTAGATGTCTGAGCATACTTACCAGCAAAAACTGTTAACAGAGTTTGACCTGCGCTACCACTTAAATCTGCCTCTAACTGCATTGGCTCATAGCCATTAGTCACAGGTATACAATTCTTAGCTTCCGTAAGCGCACCAGTAACGCCAGGCTGGTCTGGTAGCCATTCGCCAAATACTAATTTTGTCTGAGCCATGTATTACTTTCAGCAGGTATATTTGTCCATGTATTACTATTAGCAGAAATATTACTCCATGTATTAGGAGACTCAGTTTCATCAATCCATTCATCACCAATAATTGCACCAATTGTTACAACTATTGCATCAGCTACTATATTAGCAAAACCTGAATAATTAACATTTGGACTACAAACTATAGTTGCATATCCATTTATATTAGCTTCTGCATTAATTTCCTTTGCTCCATCGGCAACAACTAATGCTAATCCTAAAATATCAGCTTGACCAACATATATGTAATTACCAGCAGCAGTAACTATAGCAACACTATTAATTGAAGCAGACGCGTTATAAATTATTGAGCCATCGCATACTATTGTAGCAACTCCATTAACTACTGCATCTCCAGATACTATTAATCCAGATAAATCAGTTGATATTGCAGCAGCAGATAAAGGATAAAATCCAAGCATTGCTTACTCCGGTTGCGTAGGCCAAGTAATTTCCCATGGAAAACCATCTTGTGATGATATATCACGTAAAGCCTGACGATACGTAGCCCACACAGTTTGATCTACAGGAGCGTCTAATACTTGCGTCCAATCACATTCTTTGAGCTTATCGTTACGGCTTGTGCGTACAGAATTAGCTTGATATGCATCTTTAGCCGTTTTATAAGCAGCTTCTTGTTCTGCTGCTGTAGTCTCGCCATCAATAAATACAGGGCCAAGGATATGCTTAGTAAACCATTTACCATCTACTAACTCTACGCCAGAAGCCTGTGAGTATTGATAAACATCACCGCCTGTAGCTTGTGGCCCTTCAAACACTACGTCAGCACCAAACGCATCTAGTGTTTCTGCGCTAATTTGCTGTGAGAATGAAGTGTTTGGATAAAGTGCGCGAAACTCACCCTCGTACATTACTGCGCCAGTTTCTCTGATTCGTACTTGCATGATTAACCTTTAAGCAATAGCCAAGAATATATAGGTTCCAGCATTCACATTGATTGCCGCCAAGATGGTTGAGTTCAGCGCGAAACCTGTTGATACTGTTGTAACAGAACCAAGGGTTGCCACTTCAGCAGCAGTGCTGTTTAAACGTAAGTATGGGTCTGTTAATACAGTCATGCCGCGAGCTGTGTCATATACATACCAATCACCAGTTGCATCAGTACGTTTAATTAAGACGAACCTTGCACCACTTGTGAAGCCGCAATCAATGGTTTGGGTTGTCCCGTTGCCTGTGTAGCTACCTACTTTAGACACGTTTAATACTGTGGCGAAAAGATAGGCCACGTAGTTATTTGACGCAGCATTTTCATCTAATCCACCAGATGCTCTACTTAATGTAGTGGCTGTTCTTGTCCAAGTATTACCGGCGCTCCATGCTCCAACAGTATAATCTAAATAACCATTTTTAGATATGTTAAACGCATTTACTATCCAATTAGCTCCTGATGCTGTTCTGTTTTTTACAATTAACAACTCTGGTTCTACCATCAAATTATGCGTTACTGTAATTGTACTTCCCGTCCCCGTATAGCAAACCTCATCAAAGAAGCCTGGAGCGCGACGGAAGTTCCAATAAATCCTGTTTTGACCAGTTAAAGATGCGCTTATCTGATACCCATTATTATCCCAATATCTTGTTGTAGAAAAACTGCTTGATTCTGCACCTGAATTATTAGACGTAAGAATAGGATCGTTTGTTTCAGTTGCTGTTGTATTTACTTTACGCAACCGATCTTGCCAAAGAACATTCCCACCAGCAGGTGTGCGGTACTGAATAATTTGTGCATCTACTGGGAAACTTGTAGTTATTACAGTTCCCGTTGTTGCTGTTGTAGCGGTTGGGTTAAACACACTCGTACCCAACGTAGGCACTTTCATCGGGCCACGACGTATGGCTATGTAGATGTAGGTAGTAGAAGCCGCAAAAGATTTTGTATTAAACCCTGTTGCGGTAGGGACAATGTAGTCTGCGGCTATTACACCTTCAGCGTTGGCAAGATTCGGTGACAGATACACATACTGAGTACTGTTTAGTCCTCGCATACTGTCATACATATACCAGTCATTGCTTGCTGCGTTTGCTTTAACTAATAACCACTGCGGCTCATAACCAAGATTAACAGTAGCAATACCACTTCCGTTAGTAGTAAATGTGTCACAGCTAATCACATTGTCCGTACCCGTCAGGCCAAAGCCACCTGCGTTGTGGGCGAATAGGTAGGCTACATAAGTTTGACCAGATACATTTGTAGCGTCAGCAGTGCCAACAGTAAATTGCGTTGATGTTGGTGCTGTGTTATTCCAGACAGCAGCACTTGTAACAAAAGCATTTGTTAAATTTAATATAATTGCGCCAGTTTCACTAGACGTAATTCCTCTGTGATAGACAGCCCAATTACTTGTACCACTTGTTTTCTTTGTAATTACACACCCCGGAACAGAACCGAGATTGTGTGCAATATTCTGAACAGAACCAGTACCCGTATAAGTCACTAAATCAAAGAACTTAGGCTGTTCGCGGAATGTCCATGAGACGTAGGTAGCAGCAGAAGTGTTGTAGTCTGCATCAGCACCAATCGTAAAACCAGTTGTGCCAAATGCAGTTAATCCTGTGGTTTCAGTTGCTTCTGCGGCAGTTGTTTCTGATGCAAGTGATTTTGTTGCACCTCTTGCTGTATCAGTTAAACGATGACCAGTTGCGCCGCTTCTACCTTTTATCCACGTTAACCCGCCTTTAGTAGACAGGTCAATGTTGTTGGTAATAGTTTTAGCAGCACCAGTACCCGTATATAGATATGTCGAGAATACGTCCTCGATGTAGTTAACATTATTAGATACCTGCGAGTTTTGCGAGCTAAACATTACAATCCTTACAGGTAGTTTTGACCAGCGTTTGAACCAATCCAATACGTTCCATCAGCAACAAATACATATTTATCCATCTTACTAGCAGTAGCGGTAATAGTCGGCGCAGTTGATGCAGGCCATTTCACAGCAGCGGGCCATGTAGCTGTACGACTTCCTGTAGCGTCTTGTTTAAGCAGCAACGTGAATCCACGACCAGCAGTAGCTGTAGGGAAAGTAAACGTACAATTGCCAGTTAGCGTTAGAATCTGCAACGAGCCATTAGCCAGGTCAATCGTATACGCTGTGCTAGTGTTAGCGGTTACTACTTCTTCAGTGTAGCCATTGGTAAACGTACCAGCTTCAATGGTCTTAGACGTAAGCGTTTGAGAAAGATCAGTTAATACTGCTCTATCAGCAGGATAAGTAGCAAATACGTCTTTAATACCTGCACCGAAATTAACTGCAGAGCCAGCGTTAGATGACTTTAATATCGTAGTGCGAGCTAATGTGCCAGCAGCTACAGTACCAAGACCAACTTCCCAATCCGCACCAAGAGTAATTGTGTAATAGCAAGTATTAGTATTGCCAATAGCCGTACTAAATGTTTGAAAGCCAGATACAGCGCCATCTAAAGTTAGCGTACCAGTACCCGTAGTGGTCGATGTTTCACGAACCCTATCAGCAATAACCAGCGCCATAGATTACTCCAAAGTAACGGAAAGATTACCAATTGCAATAGTAAAAATATCACCTGAAATAATAGATTTTGATGATGTTAGTGGCGTATGGTAAAGCAAGTTACCGCTAGTAGCAGCATCAAGAATACCGATCCAGCCAACAGTTCCCCATGTTCCTGTAGCAGTAGGAAATGTTACTGCTGCACTATTAGTAGTTACACCATTGCTAGGAGCGCCAAAGGTAGCCGAAGTGCGAGCATAAGAGCCACCAGAGACTTCTGTGCCTGTATTCGCATCAGTAGGATCAGTAGTGTACAAACCAACGTAAACAGTCGTAGGAGCCGTATAGCTGGTTGCACGTAGAGTACCGTTAATTAACGCATTCTCTAAATAATTAGACATTTCAGCCATAATATTCCCTTAATTAAAAGACATGGACATTGGTTGTCCACTGTATTCGCCAGAATCATCTGCGACGTTAATAGCTGCAATAGCTCTTTCGTACAACATACCCCAAGTTTGCAACCTTGCATCATTCATCAAATACGGTTCAGCCTCACCCAAAGCAGCGTAAAGCAATGCGTCAGGGCAGTAAGCCAAGAATGTATTACTTGCGTTAGTTGAGCTTAGAAAGGCAGGTTGCGAGTAGTACAGCATTTGCAGGACATAAGCACCGTCAGGCACTGGCCCTAATTGCAACTCAGAAGCTAGTACCGTGTAGCGTTTAGGCTGGCCTGATTCTGTCGAGATAGTCTTTTTATAAAACAGGTTAGGCGTATCGTAGACAAGGACACCATTGGGATTAGCAGCAATATGAATATCACGCATCTCTAGGTAATCACTAGGCAAGCCAACAGTAGAATCCCCGCCTGTAGTAGTAGCCTGGGCAGTTACTAGCATCTGACGAATACGCAACTCTCTACGCAAACGCTGCTCTGCAAGAGCTACAAACGTGGGAATAATGCTATCTAAATCACTACGAGCTAGATAGCTGGAGATGGTGCTAGTTAATTCAGAGTAGCTAGTCAGTGCCATTATCGCCCCTCAAGGCTTTATCATCTACATCATCCCAACTGTATTCATGCGTTCCAACGTGTTTAATGTGCATTGAAAGCTCATGGTCAACATAGGTATCAATACCTGCATCGCCAGCCTTAACACAGAAGAACACATCTTCACCCACAACACCTGTTGGCCCCCATCCAGCGTCAAACCACGGCGCTGTCAGTGTTTCAAATACTTTCTTACGGATCAGTACCGCACCAAATCCAACAGCAGTAACGACCTCAATACCTTCTTTGCCGCGTGAATCAACATTAGACCAATGATGCCGGATACCCTTCTCATCCTCACTCTTAACCAATAACTTAGCGGTAGGGAATGATGGTCTGCGTCTTGTCACTGCGTTAACACCAACTATGTCAACCTCACGGCTCAACATAATCGTAATCAAATCATGCGGGAACCTCATGTCGCTATCAATAAACAGAACAGCGTCACAGCCCTCTTTTAAAGCTACCTGTGCTAACTTCTCACGCTGGTCGAATATCAACGTGCCAGGCATCGTATAAAGGCTTAAACCGCCCTTACCGTCCTTGCACCTAACTGAAGCATCATGGGCGCACATACGGGCAAAATCAAACGCAAAACCTGTGTGTACTTCGTCACGACATGGTACACAAACGCCAACTCTCATACGGTTCCCCTGTAGATTTTTAATGCAGCCTGGTCAGGATGATTTAGCCAACGTCTAAATGCTTTGTCATCCACAATCGCAAATCCTCGCATAATCCCCATCTCGTTTAACTTATCTACTGCTGTAAACGGTACGGAACCAATCAAATGCAAGTCATCTGTGTCGCCTGTCCTAGCTTTATCTACCTCTTGGAGTACCTTGTTCCTAGCAAGAATATCTGTAATGTCTTGGTTAGTCTCGATGATAATACCGCCATCACCATCCGCATGAACTTTTTGTTCTCTAAAGTTTGTCATTGGTCTTTATAAAAAGCCCCCAACCGAAGTCAGGGGCTAGTTCATTACAGTGTGAAGTCCAAGTCAGCCACGATACCGTGAGCAGCTTCGTTCTTCACTTCCAGCGTTACTTCAGCAAGAATCTGAGTCTTGTCGCTATCGCCAGCTTTAGCCAACTCATTCGTCATGAATGGGCGCAGGAAAGCCATAGCAGCGTACTCAGGATCAAGGATCAGCATATCGCGGTTACGCATGAAACGATCAGGCACGATAGACAGTTGACCGAAGTCCGACTGATAAATGTCAGCAGCACCGATAATCACGCCAGCTTCAGGCTTAGTGATCTGATAACGGTTAACAGCGATACCAGCAAAGGTAGAAACCTTTTGCTTACCAGCAGAGCCAACGAACACAGCTTTAGGATTGCCACCCGCATCAAAGATCGAAGCGATAACAGTCTTGAGCAGTGCTTCGGTAGCAGTACGCTGTGTGCCATCGGTACGGGTCGAAGTACCGGAAGTTGCAGGAGCCGAGCCGCCAGTACCTTGCGACGAGTTAGACTTGATCCACGACAGCAGCGAACCCATAGTGCGAGCAACCGTAGACGTACCAGCCGACTTGCCTTGGTTAGCCGTGATGATGGTTTCCAGATCACGCTTGAGTTCTTGCGAAGCCTTCGACAGTTGATAAGCCTTTTCAGACTTACGGCCTGCTTTGTTGACAGTCTCCAGAGTGCCGGAAACTTGGACCGTCTTTTGTACGATCTGCGTATAGTTACCGACGCGAGTCGTAGGAGCCATCGTTGCAGACGTTGCATCTGCGCCCTCAACTGCTGCATTAGCAGTGGTAGCAGCGGCCAGCGAGTCAGTCTGCCACTCATGATAAACAGCAGTAGCTTTGGTGCGACCAATCGACGACATGATTGGAGTCTCAGTAGGCGAGATGTTATAGATGATGTCGGACAAGTCCTCGCGCATACCGATAGCGGTAAATGTTTGATATGTAGGCATGATAATTTCCTTTAAATAAACCGTTCAAATAGTGCCGCAGCGTCAGCTACCCTTCCGGTAGCCCTAGCTTTAGCCTTCTGTTTCTTATACTGCTCGTTATTAGTATCTCGAGACTGCGAGACTCCCGACTTCATAACTTTCGGGGCTTCAGCTAGTTTCTTATTGATACCAGGCTTCGACGCTTGTAGCTTGTCGTACTGCATAGCCTTATATAACGTAATAACGTGACGAGAATCAACAACGCTTGCCAATTCCTCATCTGAAAACCCTAACTCTTTACCGTATGAGCGCACTGACTTTCTCAGTGACTCACCCTTTTCAGGATCAACATAGTCAGGTAGCGCAGTTGCTAACTTCTCCGATTCTTGCTGGACTAGGTTAGACATCCATTGCTGCCTGTCTTGCTCTTGTTGCGCTCTAATATTCTGCTGTTGAGCGCGTACTTGAGAAAGTTGTTTCTCCTTCTGTGAGAGTTCCGCTACCCTAACGGCGTATCCGATTGGATCGGTTTCCTTTAAGTAGTCAAGATTCTCTGGTTCTTCCCCACGTGAAAGCATCTGCTCAATCACCTGAAGTTGCTGTGCGTACTGATCTCTCAGTTGCTTCGCCTCTTGAATCGCGTGGTATTCGGCCTGAATAGCCTTACGATCTTCAGCTACAGCTTGCGATTTTTTCGTATAGTCAGCGCCAAGTTGATAATTCTTAACAAGCTCGTCTAGGGTGACGTCCTTTTCTTCACCGGCAGCTTTCACGCGGTAGGTACGTTCCTGTTCTTCTTGTTCGCTATCTTCCTGTTCTTCACCTTCAGAATCATCGCTAGATTCTTCCTCTGGTTCTTCGCCTTCGTCTTCATCGGATTGAGCCTGTGCTTCTGGTTGTCCGTCATCGGAGCCTTCGTCACTACCCATTAAGCCCATGAAAGCGTTAGCCGCATCGTTTACTGTCAACTCTCCGCTACCGGATTCCGGTGTCGCGCTAGTCGTTTCGCTCATGTTGTTATTTCCTTAATTTTACATGGAACTGCCATGACAGACTACAAAATCTTCCAACGCTTCTTGTCAATAGCTTTCTGAGCCTTCAAGCCTTCCAAGTAGTCGGTAATACTCTCTATCGTTCTCAATCGAATGTAAGCCTGTTCTCTGGCCTCTACATCGAGATAATCGCTATTAGTAAACTTAGCTAACTCTGTTGATCTCAGTTCTGATATAAGTTCTTGCCAGTTAGGATCAAGTGTCAGGTTATTAGCCCAATCTGCTTTGTTCATCGTGTAATGTTCCCAATCTCTTTAATTGCTTTAAGAACAATGTCAGCCTGTCGTGTCCGGCTATCTTCGTCAGCAATGTCCATCGCCAATACAGCCTGCAATTGCTTAACAGCTAACTCAGCCTCTTTCAGCTTCAATTCTTGCTGGTCTTTCTGATTCTTCATAGCCATCTCAACGCCCTTCTGAGCATAGCTGGCCTCAAGGTTTTGACGATCTAACTCCAACTTAGCAGAGTCAATCTGCGACATTGCCTGAGTTTTCTCACGGGCTACCTGTGCTTTTTCCTGCTCAACCTGCGCCATCATCCTAGCGAACTCAGCTTGCGAATCAGGTGGTGGTGGTTTAGGTGCAGCCAGTTGCGCCTCAATCTCAGGCGTGATCTGGTTCATGAACTGGTCAGCATCCTTAAAGCCAGCAGCCTCAATGAACTTCGCCAGCGTGTTGCGGTACTGACCAACCGTTACCAATGGATTGCCTGGGCCATACTGTTGCAATATCTGCTCTTGCTTTTGTAGCACCATCTGCAACATAGCCAATTGCTGCTCACGATTACCAGAGCCAAGACCGACGTTAATAGATACGTCAAACTGATTAGCCCATGTACGCGGGTCAAACGGCACATACTTGCCAGCAATACGCAGCATCCGTGGCTTGTCTTGATACTTACCAACCAGACCAAGAATTCCTTGGAACAGCGATTTAACGCCTGTCTCAGCAAAGATACGTGCAATCAGCTCTAGCTTGCCAGTGCTGGCCTGTGTCATTGCAGCTACCGCAGCCGCAGTTACATTGCTCAGAATGTCAGGATTCAAGCCTTGTTGAGCGTCAGATACGCCTGTACGCTTGGCTTGTACCGTATCCATGTATTCCAGAATTGGAAAGGCTTGAGCCGTAACGCTAGGCACTTGAATAGGAATAATGGCATTAGGATTCTTCATACGAATCACACCGCCAGGCGTAGCGTTTAGTAGATCGTCAATGTTTACCTGGCCATCAACCGCACCCATTCGAGCATTGTTTGTTAAGTAAATGTTATCAAGCATCTGACGGGTTACCGTAGACTTGATTAACTGAATGTCCATAGTGCGATCAGCAAGTGACTGACCAAAGAACTTGTGAGGAATAGGAATAGGGCAGATAGCATGGAATGGCGTTACGTCTGTTTCTTCGTCGCTAAGAAGCTCACTGCCGCAATAGACAATACGACGCAGCTCTGCAATGCCATCATCATTAACGTCTAGGTAGATATAGCACTCATAGACCTCAAGGCGCTGCATTGATGGGTCAAGGCTCTCATCATCCGGTTGCTCGCCATTATCGAATCGAGCAATGCGCTCAGGAGAGAATGTTAGGTCATCGTAAGTAGGTAGGTTATCGATGATGTCTTTATCGTAACCCATTGCAATAAGCTCAGACCGTGGAACCAAGCGACGATGTGCTGTGAATGGACTATCTGCAATAGTTTTAGCGTTCTTGCTAATTAGGAATTCTTCTGGTGGTACGTTCTCAATGACGACCTGGCCTGTATTCTTGACCTTCTTGATCGTCACATTGTGCAGCATGATAGGCATACCGGACATATCAACGACCTCAGACTTCTGCTTAACTATCTCTAGCGACTCATCTGATAGCAATAAAGCAAGCTCATCATCCGTCAGGTTCTTGTACGACTCCTTGGTGATGTCCTCACTAGCGTCCCAATAAGCCTTAACCACGCCTACCTTTTGCAGCAGCGCGTCTTTAAACCAATTGTGGAGAATCAGGAAGCCAGGGTTATCTCGATAGAATACCCAATTGCAATACTGAGTTGCCTGTTTAGCAGCTTCCTCGTCGCCAGCAGACTGCGGCTCAAATAAGACAATATCTTCTGTCGTGGTGAATACACGGATTAGCTGTGGCAGTGCGCCATCAATAGCTTCGGCTACCTCACCTGTAACGATCTGGCTGCGACCTTCTTGCTCATTACCGTAAGGATCACGCAGGTAGTATTCAAGCGCCTTTTGACGCTGGTCTGTAGTCTCAGAGTCAATAAAGCCAATGGAGTTATCAATCTCTGCCTCAACAATTGCTTTAATTTCTTCTGACTGCATAAGCTACCCCTAGAATTTTTCCAATTATACAACCCATTGCACGTTATTTGGCAACTTTGACGACCACGAATCAGTACCTTCGTCAAGCGAAATCGCTAGATATCTGAAGCTATCTGAGTAGTGTGATGCCCAATCATGCAAGGGTTTCTCATAGAATACGTTACGCTTCTCATCATGCTCGCGCCTGTAGTTACGCAAAGCATCTAGGCCAGGCTTAGTCTTTGGGTCAAACCAGCAGCGCGGAAGCAACCGTCTTACAGCCTGAATACCGTCAGCTACCGACAATCTAGGCGCAACAGTGATATTCAGTCCTGCTTCCATGAGTACTTCTTTGCGAGACCTTCCCGTTCCAAGTTCCCTAACCTCAACGTCATGCGGTAAGAACTGCTCCCACCTCGCATAGTCATTGTCTTGCAGCCAGCGTACATACCAGTCCAAACCTTGTCCGTGGTTCTCGACGCAGTCAATAAGCCGCACTTCTTTGCCAACCAGTTGAGCCACCCACAGACAAGTAGAATCGCCCATACCCAAGTCCCAAGCAACAAAAGACCGGCAAAGATCGTCGCGCTCAATACGGGTGATATGGCCTTTTTCCTCGATAGTATTGATGATCTGACCATAGTAGCTACCCTC